TTTGTAATAATATTGACCGTCTTCGCTGTAATATTAACAATCTCGACAACTTCTCTAAATCCGGTCGGAAGTTTCGGTGCGGTTTTGTCTTTTGCTACTGCCGACACTTCGGTTGAGTAATCCGACTCGTTAAATGATGTGTCGTAAGCGGTTAAGGCTAAATAGTATGTAATACCTGACACCAAACCATTTACAACGTATTTATTGACATTCTCAACATCAATAGTGTTATCATAGACACCTGAAGAGGTTCCCATGTAAATCTTATAACCACCCAAATCGGTTTCCTCGTTCGGGTCCCATGTCAACGCGATTTGCCCCTCTGCAATCCTCGTGGGCTTGTCCTGCGCTACCGCATACCCGGAACAACAAAGAATAATACATAGAATTGTAAGTGTTTTATATATCTTCATTTTTCCCCTTTGCCATAATATAAGTAATGAATTCGATACAGTCTATATCTTTTAAACCAGTTACGGCTTTTTCAATAGTCCGTTTTTCCAAACATCCACACCGCCCAACGCCGCAATTAAGGTGATAGCGGTAATGGTCCCGGCTCCCATCGGTTCCATGCTGTATGCGTGATATGTGTCAATAGATCCAATGGTCAACACGCAACATATGACCACGGCCATTCTTTTAATTCCCATAACTGCGTTTTTAATTGCTTCCGCCACAAAAACCCCCTCTTTTCAGATGTGAAAATTAGTCAAGATCATTAATATCCGTCTGCAATCAGCATGATTGAAAAGTGTATAGACACGTCAGCCGTGGAAGATGCAACTTTCGCCATATATAAAATGTCTGTCTTACCGGGAAGACCGTCCATTGGGGCTATAAACTGTGTGGGGTTATGACCAGTCAAACCAACATAATGCGCCATTGTTTTAAATGATGTAAAAGGTGCGGATATTGTATCCATTCCCTGCCTTACCATAATCACCACATCTACGGACTTGGTACTGTCTACGTGTATATCTTGCTGGATTATATACGCCCGGAAACCATCGGGGACCGAATAACAACCGATTTCAGATTGTCCTTGTGGTATCGGCACATCTTCAATTGTACTCCACGTGGACCCACCGCCTGACACCCTAATTGACAACGCGCCCACATGACTTCCGGCGGTTTGCGTCCCATAAGTACCACTTGCACTGACAGCCCACCGATAAAGCCTTAATAGGCTCGTAGGGACTGCAACGGCTGTAAGGCCCGTGGTAGCATGTGCCGCCACGGTTTGTATTAATATATCATAATTTGCGTCAATCCCTTCCACTGTATACGCCCACGAACCAATGTCATCAAGGGCATCGGCTGCGTCATCACTTACAATTTCCAGAGACACGGCGGCTGTGGGCATTTCATATTTAAGGCTTATACTTACCGGTACAAGTGTTGTGCCGACATTACCATGTCCAAATTTATGCACAATACTATGACCGGGAACGTTACCCTTTTCAACCTCTGTGTAAAAATCGGCTGGTAATCCCTTTGTCCCTAACCATAGCGGTCCGGGTATGTTTTGCGCAAACGATAACACTGGTATTAAGATTGCGGCTACAATAAAAAACGACAATAAAAAACGTTTAAATTTCATGTAATAAGTCCCCTTTTTTTTATAAAGTTTAGTCTTGCGATAAAACAACCAACGTCATCCCGGACCCGTCCGGTTGAATTCCAATGACTTTATACACGACACCATCCAAAATCCTTGTAAATGTGTCATCGTGTAGCATTCCGGGAACGTCAGTGTCTTTAACAGATATGGCGGGCTTTGAAGTCTCTATGTCATCAAGAATGACGGCGAATTCGTTATCAAAAATGGCATTCACAATGGCGGCGGTCCTTGAAAATAAAAAACCGTCATCATCTGCAAAATCATTAGGGTTTAAGAATACATTTGTAATGTCTGCATTCATTACGGTTTTTAATGTCATTGGCTTGTTTTGAAATTAGATTGTCAAGGGCCAACCGGATTGCGGGGAAAGAAGCGGAAAGACCGCAACCCGGCTAACACCTTGGAAAGTTATACGCCTGTTAACAGGTGTGCCGCACCGGCGAAAGTATATTCCTCGCCAACAAACTGACGGGTCCTGAATACATCGCTTCGGTTTGATTCGGCCCTATACTGCTCTGTCATGATATTTTCAGGGCTATCACCTTCCCATAAGAATGACCTACCGATTGAAGGCTGTTTCAGGTCCCTACTATCGGAAGTCCTGTACAAACCACACACGGTATTTGTCCAAAGGTCGGCTAATGATTTACCCTGACCTTTCTTTGCGGCATCTTTCTGGCCACCGGCCACCATAACTTCGTCAACTCCAAAGTATTGCGCTAGAATTAACAATTGTGCCTTAACTCCGCCAAGTTCAATCGGATTAGTGAACTTCAGTGCGTCCGTGATTTCAGCCGTAAGCAATAAATCGTTTTTGGTCTTTTCGGCTATAACCATTTTGTTTGGCTTAACGCCATATGTGGAACGCATGGTTTCGATTGCATCTATAACGTTCTTTCTTGGTGTCGCGGTCGCGGCTGTACTCCATGACGTGCCAACCGCGCCATTTGGAAGGCTTGCCGTGGATAAAAGCTTCACAAGAATTCTGATTTCTTGATTAGTCAATACCACGTTTAACGCTCTTAATACGGCTATTGATTCCGCGTCAATCTGTGAATCGCCGTAAAGTTCGCGCTCGGTATCGTCTAGCAATTCCTCAAAGCCATGTTCTGCACACGTGTAGTTACCACTTCCAAACGTATAATCAGACCTATTATATCCTGATCTTGCGGCTCTTTCGGTTTTGTGTATTTTCAACATACTTTCTACCGTTATGATAGGGTATACACCTTCCTTTTTAGGAACGCTAAATATTGGGAATATTTCCAGACCGATAAAGCCACGCTGGCCTATATCCATCAAATATTCCCACGCTATTGTCCCTAAATCATTTCTCACAATCGCTGTTGTTTCTGGGCTTGGCATTCTACTACCTCCTTTAAACGTTTATAATTATAATATTATTTCTCACTACAAGTCGGGGCGGGGAAAGGGGTAAAGTGATTACGTGGGGGGAAACCACAATTCCCCTTCCCCCTGACTGATTCTATTAAACAAACTTTAAAGAAGAAACTGGCCTTGTTACCGCTCCTGCCAATGTTCCACTTGCGGCGGCTCTTATCCTGATTCGGTCACCTTCTTCAACTATCAGATTAAGGGCTGTACCATGCAATGCTAACGAACGTCTTGCGTTGGCTACCAGTGCGGAACCGCCAGTGGCCTTAGTCGTGTTTTCGTCAGTCGCCGCCAACATCGCAACGGAACCAATTCCACCTTGACCAAGATTAGTAATGGACCATGTTATATAATTGGTGTCATTTGCTGCCAGTGCTGCCAAAGACGAAAATTCAGCCGCAACCAGTCTACCAGCTTTCGGAACAATCAAATATTCGTCTGTGTTTGAAGTCGTTGCAATGTCAGTCACGCCAGCCGTACCAACTGAATCAACGGTAGTAGGATAGACAATAACCTCGATGATATCGTTGTCAGCCGTGGACGCCTCAATCGCTCTCCCGATAGCGTCACCACTTGGTGTAGCTGAAATCTTGCCAGCCGCACCGGGGAACACTTCCGCGCCTTCTGCAATTACACCATTGGCCACAAATTCCAATGTTCCAGACTTGTTATATGACTCAACAGACATAGATTTCCCGGCGGCAACAAGAAAGTCGTTGACACCGATGCCTATATTGTCACTACCTGCAATTGAGAATGTTGGCGGAACCGTAGTAGTTCCGTCTTTGAACTTTACCCTCAACTTTTGCGCTGTTTCCACATCTGCAATACCCGTGAACGGGCTTGTTGTTTTTCCCATTTTTTCAACCTTTCTAATAATTCTATAAACTTATACAGTTATACCGTCAAAATATATCAAACACGCAAAGGGTATTATTTGCCCTTGCTTTTCTGGATAAAGTCGTTCGGTGCGTCCGGGTATGCCTTTGCACATGCGACAATAGCCGCGCCGCGTGAACATTTATGCTCTGTTACATATTCGGATACCAATACAGACATCTGTTTCGGTGTCTTGTCCGCGTCTTCGTTTGCATCCGCTTCAGTATCAACGGCCTTTGGTGCTTCTTTTTTTAGCGTGGTAAGCTTTTCCACTTTACCAGCTTTTTGGGCCTTTAATATTTCCACGGCTGCTTCCGGCGCGTGCGTGGTTTCATCGGCAATAAACTTTTCGATCATTTCAAGGTTTCCGGCATCTGCAAGGGACCTGATATCTGCAATTCTCTTATGCTCGGCTTTTGCACCTTCAGACTTACCGGCCTCAATACCTTTATTGTACTCTTCTACCTTGATCGCTTTGAAGTCTTCGTCCTTTTTGGAAATCGCTTCATTTCCCATTGACACGCCAGTTTCAAATATTTTATTATACAACTCCGCGTCACTTGCTTTTAGTTCCTGCAATCTTTCTTCCACTATCATCGTTTTACCTCCATTAATGTTGTTAAAATTATTATTTTTTGTACTGGTTAGTAATCCCGAACCCTCCTTATCTGATACGCCTGAAATTATACTTTCCATGTTAAACAAGCCGTCTATGAGATCCACGTCAATTGCCTGTGTGCCAATAAAGGTCTTCCCATCGGCCATCTTCTTGTTAACAACGGCGGGTTTGACCCCCCTAAACTTTGCCATGTCGTTTACAAATGCCCCATTGGCATGATTGACCTGATCTTGCAAGATAGCTCGCCCTTTATCGCTCAAAGGCTCTAACATAGACGGTTCCTGTTTAAATTTACCGGCTGCAACTTTCGTCATCTTAATTCCCATTTGTCGGTGCATTTCGGAAATATCCACGTGTGACGTCACGGTTCCAATGGACCCGGTAACTGTAACATCGCCAGTTATAAAGATTTTGTGTGCCGCCGCGCCAATCCACATTGCCGCGCTGGCCATCATACCGGATGTGACCGCGATTATAGACTTTTTGGCCCTTGCTTCAAATATTGTATGTGCGAATTGTTGTACACCGAAAGCGTTGCCACCGGGGCTATCAATGTCCAAAATGATTGTATGAACATCTTCGCGCCCCAACAATATAAGGAAGTCCCTTTCGAGTAAATCCAATGTGGCAAATCCTCCAAAGAACAACGTGAAAAAATCGGCCTTTGGTGTTATTATTCCTTCAATATGTAGTATTCCTACACCATCTTTAACGGAAAACGATGGTATTATATTATCCAAATTACCATCTTCTAGCATTTTTAACGCCCCGGATGATAGGACCTGTTTCTTTTCAGCCTCTACGGGCGGCTTTGAATAAAATTCAAGCTGCCTATTGTATATCTGAAAAACATGCTCGGTTTGTCCGGGTAGTATGGCCCATAGTGGTGGAAAGGTAAATGTATTCATTATTATTTATCTCCTGTACTTTTATTGTTTTCGTCCTCGTCATCGTTATCAGCATTCTTGTTATTATTAGTATCTTCGGCTCCGTTTGGGTTTTGACCGAACGCACTGACCGGGGCCTGACCGGGCTGCTCAAATTTAATGCCTTTCGCTTCCATTAAACTCTCTTCATAACCTACTTGTTCAATGTTGCGGTCGAAATCCTCACCTATTGCGGCACTTTCACCGGCAATAGTGGTCATTCTTGCCGCAATTCTTTCGCGGGCGGCCTGTGTTTCTTTGGTAGGATCTATCTGTCCGGGATTTGGTCCCACCCATTTATTTTGTAAATAAGCGGCTTTAATCGCGAAATCTTCCATAAATCCCGGCGCAATTACCCTTCCACGTAATACCGCTTCCTCAAACCATGCTTCATAGACTAGATTACAAAAATGATTTTCAAGCCATGTACGTCTTGTTTTAAACATTTTCCACGCCAATAACATTGCGGACCTACTCGCTGAATAAGAAGACGAAAATTGATAATTCAAAAGTTCATAAGGTATTGACAGCGCCGCACCTATTTGGCGGAGTAAAGACATTACGAATGCGTCAAAATTATGGTTTGGTCTCTTTGGGTCCGCAAACTCAACGCTTTCATCTGTGCCAAGTGTAATAAAGGCCCCCATTCCAAGCTTGTAATCTTGATCATCGGTCTTAGCATTTGTTTCTCCGTCCATTGCGAAAGGTGCAAGGTCCGTGTTTCCGTCCGGTGACTTCAAGAATACCGTGAAATATGAATTTACCACGGCGGCTGCAATTTCCGCGTTGGTCAGCTTAGATAACTGTTTTATGATTTCTATAATTGGAGTCAAGTACGGCATACCTCTTGTCTGGTCCGGCCTTAACTGTTCGTATACGTGTAATATATTCCTGCGGCCTGACGGTGTAAAAGCGGGAACTGTTCGCCATTTATATTCAAATCCTTTTTCCGTTCCGGGATTAGTGGACCTTATATCATACGCGGTCGGTGCGCCTTTTGAATTCATATGGACACCGGCGGTTAACTTAAACGTGTTTCTAGTGCCGCCCTCATTACAAACCCGGTCACCTTCAATCAATTGAATCTTCAGACCATACGGGGACGTGTTACGCATTTCAAATGGTAGTAAGGCGAAAACGTCACCACTTTCCAGTGCGGACCTCAAAACCAAGCTTTGGTTATCATAAAAATTGGCCTTTCTGTTATAACTACAATCTAAATTATCAGACCATAACCGAAATTCACTTTCAATAGTATTCTGCTTTTTTTGTGCCTCTTCTTCGCTTATCTGTAACACGCGCCTATTAATCCGGGACTGCATTGTAATACCAGAACCCACAATATGTAATTGATTTGTGGCAATCGCCCCGGTGGCGATAGGTGCATTCCTAACCAAATCACGCGAACGGTTAACAATCTGTGTGCGGTTCGTCAACTGGTCCGCGTCTGCGTCACCTTGTGGCGGCTGCCATCCTAATGTGCCACGCCGGGTATACGAACCACCGAAATAAGTATCTGACCGGGTAGAAAACTTGCCGGTCCCTATTCTTTGTTTTTGCGCAAATGCCGGAAGGGCCTCCATTTTAACAGTTCTTTTCTTTTTCATAATTTGTTTTTATGGTTTAAATTATTTATTATGTTTCTTTTTGTTTTTGGTTTTTACCGCCCCGGAACACTCGCCATCTTCGGAAATAAGTATTCCCTTCAAATTGCATGTATGTTGGACCGTCACATTATTAACACATCCAACATTCAAACAATATATTTTGGACTCAACAGTAAGTACAAACGGTTTTTGTTTATCTTCCATAACACACCCCCACAAAGATTATAATTATTTATCAACAGTGGTAAACGCTCCAACTCGGAACCCGCCACGTGCTTCGTTCGCTACTTCCTTTTTGTATTTGTCCCGGCCTTTCTCCAACATACCTAGATCCGCCTTGGTTACGGTCTTGTCTTTGAATGTGTATGATTGCGCACTTAACACCGCCATTATCGCGCTTTCGTATTCTGTTAACAGTGTGCTTGCTACGCTCATGATATTTGTTCCCCTCTGTTTAACATTCTCGGTTTACGTTTCCGGGCCACCACTGGTTCCACCCCCGGCCTCGGTGTCTTCTGACGCAAACTATCAAGAATCTGCGATATTGTCAAGTTAGGAAAAACCACAAAAGCAATAATGTACAAGGCTGCAATATTGTAAACCATCAAATCTAGCTTTTCATTTCTCTTCCTGATCTTAACCCATTCATCTTTCTTGAAACCTTTGACATATACGGTTTTTCTTTTTTCGGCGGTAAGCTGCTTGAAATACTCTGCGTCTAATGTGTCCGGGAAATGAACGTAACCCGGTCCCGGCTCTTCAATCAACAACCGGCCAAACAATAGGTTTTTAATAGTGTCCGTACCTATCAAGTACAAATCAACACCGTTCTTTTGTTTGCTCGGTTTACCGCTTACCGGGGACCCCGGTGTGGACGAACCTTTAATGGCAAAAACAGACGTTGGGTCACAAGATTTAACAAACTCGTATGTTTCCGATGTATAATGACCACCTGTGTCGATGGTAGTGGCAACGATCCGCATTAATCCATTTTCATGTGAAAATGTTTTTTGTATGTACTCCCGTAGATTCTCCCAAACTAACATTTTTGCCGGGGACCCTACAAAGTGCTTAACTTCTATTACCCGGCACTCTTCGCCAGCTTGCCAGCCTACAACTTTGCATTCAAGGCGGTCATCTTGCACATCAACCGAACATGTCAACAACACAACATCTGGATTGATCTGGTCGGACACTGGTTCCCGGCGGTTAAACAAATAAGAATGTTCAAGGGTGGCCCCTTTGCTTTCCCATGTTTCTGCAAGGACCGTATTGGTCCACGCCTTTTGTAATGGTTCGTCCTTCAGTTTCTTAAACTTTAAGAATTCAAGTGTTATGTCCTCCCATGACAACCAGCCAAGCGGCGAATATAATCCGTTAATATGAAATCCGGGACATCTTCCGTCCGGGTTTTCCGCAATCCACCTACCACCTGCCAGCATATCGGTTTTGTTTCGCTCTTCTATATGACAACCGCATTTCTCACAAACATATGTAACTTCTGATTTTAGTTTATATTTTTCATCATGTTCAAATTTAATACCGGACCATTGCAAGTGTTGAGTATAGTTACAATGCGGACACGGTAGGTTATATCTTCTTTGATCTGACAGAAGATATTCACGCTCAATCCGGGAATTATCTTTTTCTGTTGGTGATGATAGAATAAATATCTTACGTCTACGTCCAAACGTAGTGGTTCGCTTTATGGCCAACGCTATTGGGTCCCCTTCCCCGTCAAGGTCCAACTCATAAGAGTCCACCTCGTCAAGTGCTAGGTTCCTGACTGGCATCATGCGCAACGCACTTGCACTTCCGGCCCCGGTTAATATAGTTACGCCGCCAGGATACTCTTTGCAAAGTAGTGTGTTTCCCCCGTCCTTTTCTCTTGATGGTTTAATAAGACCGTTCAACACCGGCGAATCTTGAATCATTTCTTGTAGTCTTTGCTTGGATAGCTTTTTTGCCATGTCCACGGTAGGTTCAACAATCAAGAAGGGACCGGGGCAAACAGCTACGGAATACCCGTTCCAGTTTAATATTAATTGAGTACCTGTGATTTGTGCCGGTTTCATAAATACAACGTGGTCACAAGGATGTGACGGGGAAAGGCAGTCCATTATTTCCCTTGTGAACGGTACGCGGGATGTTTGGTATTTACCGGGCGCGGCTGAACCCTTGGAAGAAAGAACAACGTTGTTGTCGGACCATTCCGAAATGCCGATACTTGGGTCCGGTGTTAATCCTTTGCGGTAATGGTCATTATATAGCGTTTCGGCTTGTGTAAGTCTTGTAACCATATTGTTTTATCTTGTAAATCGCTCCGGGTCCAATTCTTCATGCTTGACAGACGATAGCTCCGACTCTATTTCCTTCATTAAATAATTCCTTAACTTGGTTTCGTCCGGTTCGGCTGCCAAGATAGCACACACTCTGTCGGGAATGTTTAGCATTTTGTCTCGAATGTTGCGGCCTTGCGTGTATGCTGCGAACTCCACGTCCTTTGTCAACACCATTTGGCCCCGCTTTAATGCCAAGTCAAGTTCCAATAGCTCAACTTTCAATTGTTTCTCTCTTGTCCTTGCGTCCGAATATGATGTGTTTTGTACTGTTTTAGATCTTTTTTGTATGTTTTCTTGTTCTTTTTGTGTGTTTTCTGTCACTTTTTCACTTTTTGTTTTCTTCAGTTCCGGGACGTCCGGCCCCATATCATAGATCATTGAATCAAATGTTTCCGGGTCCATGTCCGGGCTTGGCTGCCTACCGGAACCCAATGGCAACGCTAAATATTCGGAGAGTATCTGGTCCGCTTCCGCCGGGTCAATCTTGTTATTATGTAGGGGAATAATGTTTCGCTGTACATATTTACCAATCGTCCTTGGTGCAACATCCCTTCGGATAGCATACGCGGCCCTTGTTAATAGTTCCCTGCTTGGTTTTTTTGCCACTTAACGGCCACCCTTTTCGAATTGCCGGTTGAATTGCTTGTTTAATTCTGTTTGAAACTCGGTGTCAATGGTTTTGATTAGAATATCCCCGGCATTTTTGTTCGTGTACAGGTCCGCAATTGGTGGCCCGTACAATCCCTCCCGTTTGTCCGCTTGGTACATGGTCCCGGCTTTTGTAATACGTGTAACCTTGCCAGCCTTTTTCCCTTTTGCCTTTGCCATTGCCAGTTTATGAGTATCACCTTTTCGCCACGGTGCAAGGAAACCACCTTTTATTGTTTTTTGTGCTTTCTTAACCGTCACCGATAGTCCGGGGCCAATCTCTTTGGCTCCATACTTTTGTAACCCCCGGCCACGTACCCGGATGATAATAGACGCGGTTCCTTTGTCCGTTCTTGCATTCGCCCTCACAATGGAAACCAAGTCACCAAATTTCATTGCACCCTTTGGAACATTGTATGTGGTGGAAATATGTTTCTTCAGATTCTTGTTAACTTTCCGCGCCACGATATTAACAGTGTTGGCGGTCGCTGCTTTTGTTGCCCGTGGAAGATCCGCGAACAGCCGGTCAAGTTCCACATAATCTATTTCTAACTTAAACATAAAACCCACGGTAGCCGGTAGGGTCATAAAAGTAAAGAACTATTTTATTGCGGCGGTCACATTTTTAAAAAGTTATCCACAATTTAAAAACCATAACACTTGCGGGAAATCAATTGAATTGTCAAGGAAATGGGAGGGAAACATGGTCAAAATTAAAAAGTAGGTGATTAGTGTGGTGGTGTAAGTCTATGATGTGGAAGGGTTTAGATGTGACCCGGAAAAAATTTCCTAGTGATGTTCAAAAGGTGCGCCGGAACCAGACC